AGGGTTTCAGTTCCTTCAGTAAAAGCTAATTCTGCGTTAGCTAATGAAGTTGGTGCTGACGATCCAGTAGATCTTTTGATTCTTAAGGTGTTTGCCATGTTAGAAATTTCCTCCGTCTACTAAATTTTCAACGGTGCGTGTTTGATCTGCTTTAAATGTACCACTACTTGAATCAAAATACACTACGGAATTATTGACTTTATTAGTGTCATTTAAAGACGTTGCAGTGCTACTAAATTGAGGACCCTGAGGTCCTGGGGTTGCAACAGTTACAACATTCGTATCACCATTTACGGTGACAGTATTTTTATCTGTGGTGATGTTTACAGAAGTCATACAGTTGTGTAACCTTCACTCATAAATATTGTACCCTCTAAATAATATTCTCGATTGCCACCAGCATCAATTAATAACACATCATATTTTAAGATCTCAGGTGTGAAAGTTGCTGTTTGTGCATCCGTTAAAGTTATACTTACCGATCCAGCTACTCTATCTGTATATGCAACAGAAAAATCAGCAAACTTTGTGGTGCGTGTTTGCTCCCAAACTTGTGCAGCAACGGTAAAACCTGTGAGGTTTACAGCATTATTATTACCATCCTTGAAGACCAAGGGAATAGTATGATCCGACCTTCTTTGAAGTGTAAAGTTATAGGTACCTGGTTCGATTGCCATAATTAAACTTTAATAATATACATCATAGCTACGTTACGTGGTCTGGACTCGCCTCCGTCAGGTGCTACGCTTACTGACACATTAGTAGAAACAGAAATACCAGTACTGGCATCATTGATAGCATTACTTCTAGTATCAGAGTTATTACTTCCAGTAAATTGATTACCTCCATCGTCTTGGTTTCCATAACCTCTAGCGTTATGTTTGTGACCTGGATCGTTTACATTTGAAGTCGCATTTGCGTTGGCACTGTGACTGTGAGATTGGTTTTGTGCTGACTGATTACTAGCAATAGATCTATTAGAGTCAACATTTCTTCCATTATCAAAACCCCTAATAAACTCTCCCCTTAAATCAGGTAAGTTAAAAGTAGTCGCACCATCACCTGTTCCATAACTTGTTCCAATGACACTAAATAAAGCTGCAAAAGTTGATCTACTAATTGCTGTGCCGTTACATTCCAAGTAACCTGTAGGAATACCATTTGATTGATAACCTGCTCCTGATGCTTGGGTGTTTGGTAACGCAAATACTGCACCAGTAGGAACACCAGCTACAATTTGAAAACTTAAATTACCAGAATTATCTGTCTGTAAAAAACCACCATTAGTTATAGATGATGGCAAGGTAAAAAATAAATTTGAAGTAAGCCCTGGGGATTTTATAGAAACAAAATGACTTGCACCTGTATCTTCTAATCTTAAATTTAAACCATTCTTAATAACTAAACCTAAATTACTTATAGATGCTCTTTCACTTCCAGCAGTAGAAAATCCTATTGTATTAGCACCTGAACGAAACATTCCTGTGTCAGTATCCGTATCAAAAGAATAAGCTGGAGATCCAACAACAGATCCATCATCGCCTAAAAGCTGACCTGTCATAGTACCGCCTGCTTTAGGAAGTAAGCCTAGATTATCTTCATCCAAATTTCCTACTTCAAAAAAGACAGCAGCAGTTCCAGAAGTGGGATTTGGGTTTGCCTGATCTCCTCCACTACTTTTTCTTATTAATAATTTATTAGTTGTATCGTCTGCTAAAAACTCACAAGGTAATATTGTACCTGCATCATTTCTTGGCCCGAAATTGTTAGTGGTAACAGCCTTTATAGTATTTTGAATATCTAGTCTTACTACTTGACCAGAAGCATTATCTATATTTTTATTACCGATCTGTGCCATTTAATAAATCTTTTCCTCCATATTACACCCCTTTACCATAACCAACAGCTTGAAAGGTAAATTGTTTAGCAGGATTAACAGGATTATTAGAACTATCTAATATTTTAATATTAAAACCCGTACCACTTACATTTGATAAGACGAAGTAATCTCCACCTTCAGCACCTATTATTGTTATACCAACAGAAGGTAAAAACGCACCAACTCCACCTAAACCAGTGGCACCCGTAAAAAATGGACTACCAAAGACTACATTTAAACCTGATGCAGAAGAACTAGATGTTAATGGAGCAGTAGAAGTAGTACTTCCAGAAACATAACTCCTTTCAGTTCTTGATTCAAATGCAGCTATAAAAGATAACTGTTGAATAGAAATATTATGTGCGATGCTTTCTGATTTAAGATTTAACCTAAATTGAAATCCTCTCCCTTTAAAAGTGCCGTTAGCAAATGTATTAAATGATTTACCACTAAAATCTTGATTGGTATATGAAGAACTACTAGGAGCACTTAAAGTTGATCTTACAGTCATTGATGCACTGACATCATTTATTTCTGACCCGTCAAAATTTCCATTTTGTGCATAATCATCCCAAAAAGTTCCAGCAGGTATTAGTGCATCTATTGTGTTTGCTGCACCAATAGTGAATCCTATCGCCTGTACTGATCTTTTTACGTTTAAAGAAAATACAGCACCTAAATCTAATATATTTTCAAAATCATAAGTTCCATTTAAACCTCTATTTATAGAGACATCTCCACTTGTAATAATACTTTGATCAGATGTGATTGTTAAAGTATTTGCATCGGGAACAGAAACAACAGTATATTCTCCAGTTACAGCTTGACCACTAGTAAAATTAAATGGTAATTTTTCACCTACAGCTATACCATGAGATGAACTTGTAATAGTTATAGTCGTTCCGGATTGACTGTAAGTTCCTGTCTTAACAACTGAAGGGTCTGACAATTGTAAACCTCCTCCGACTTCAGTTACATTTGTTTTATTTCCTAAAAAACCAGTTGTATGTTCTTTGTCTTCGAGAATTTGTTGACTATCTATTAAATCAGGCAAATCTAAAATTATAGAAGTTTCCCCTTTACTAAAGTTTTGCTGGTCATCACGGAATTTAAGAATATACTCTCCCTCAAGGCTAGGAACTATTGCTTCAGTAGTATTACCTGCTAATGCCTCGATTAAATCAATAGAGTTTTGAAATGTTCCGCTTCCATCTGTTTTATTACTATGACGAACATAAACTTTACCTCCATGAATAACGTCAGCATCAGTTGATTCTTTCCATCTAAGACGTACTAACTTATTGTTTATTGGTTCCATTGTTAAGTCTTCAACATTATTTGGAGGTTCAGTTTTACCTACTGAATTAAGATCTATATTTGAAAAAGTTGTGGAAAGTTTTAAGCCTGAATTATAAGAAAAAACTCTAAATTCATATAATCCAGCTTCAGTATTTAATAATTCAAAGTCAGGTCTAAAGACAATTTCACTTACCCAGTTAGTACTGTTAAATCTATATTGAACAAGATATTGACTAACACCTGTAACAGCAACCCATGAAAGAATTATTTTAGATATTGCTAAATTATTAATTACTACAATTCTTTCTTTTGCCTGTAAATTTGATGGAGGCTCTTTTAATTCATTTAATAATGAAATGTTTCTTGGGGGTAAATTAATATTCTGTTCAATATTTGCGTATTTACCATCAATATAAGTAAGTGCTGTGATTGTAAAATTAATACCGTCTTTTTCTTCAACAGTTATTACTCTAAAGGTTTGTGCTTCTAATGTAGAACTTTGTATAAGCCAGATGCTATTAACATTTGGTGTTGTAGATAAAGCAGAATCTAGAGTTATGACATTATTGATGATACCCGTAATATTTTTTGTTTCTACTGATCCATTTGGCATTATCACACTACATTTTTTATTAGTACCAGTAAAAGTATTTAAGTCAACAATATTATCTACAGTGATAGTAGTAGTTGTAGCAGATTTTATTCGACCACTTCTACGCTCTCCTCCTCTAACTGGATCATTTATAGAAATTACAGATCCAGGTCTTACAATCGCTCCAGAATCTATTGAAGTTGTAAATGTAACTATTTCAGATTCATTTTGCTGGCTGAAAAGTATTGCCTTCCCTAATCTCTGAGCTTGCCCACGAGAAGTACAGGCAAAAGCTTTTATATCTTTTTTGATTATGCCTAATTTGGCTTGTGCAGTAGTATCATCTATAACTTCGTAATCTATTTCTCTACTATCCATATTAAAGTAACTTACATTTATTCTTGTATTTCTTTGCTTCAAGCTACTACCTGAATAACTAAAGCCACCCTCACCTACATTTGCCAAACTAAATAAATAAGTTGGATCAGTTGGTCTATCTTGAGATATAAAAATAGAACCCTCAGACCAAATAGGAAAACATCTCATTACTCCAGCTAACTCATTTATTAATTTAAATGCGTCTGTAGAACCTTGAATATTTACATTGCAACTAAATCTAGGTTCTTTAGCTTGACCACCATCATCTAACAACTCACTACCACCTTTGTTGCCGGTTGCATATTTACTGGCAGCTACAAAAGAAAATAAATCTAAATTCTCATATAAATCATTATCATTTGGGTTTGCAGGATCAAAATTAGGAGATATTTGAACACCAAATCCGTATCTTTGGTTAGTTAGCAGGTCAAGAAGTATCATGGCTGGATCGCTACACCATTGGGCTGCACCCATCGTTCCATTAAATATATAGCCAACAGGATAATGTATAAATCCAAAGCTACTGCAAGGACCTAAATTTAAAGAGTTAGCAATAGTTTGATTTGAAACTACAGTCGGAGTTCCAGATCCACCTGCACCTGCACCAGGGATTCTTACTTTTACTCCACGAATACGGTATGACCTGTCAGGTATAGAACTGAATTGTTCGGAGTCTATTCTGAGATTTGTATAAGCACTGTCTGGATAAGTTTGTCTATCATCTATTAATAACTGAATAAGGCTTACATTAAAGGCATCTACAGTATTACCTCCTGATGGTTGATCGTCTGTTACTCTTTCAATACTTACATTTGCGAAACTGTAACCATCTGGCAAGTTAATTCTATATTCTTTTGAATAAGCATCTGCGGTTCTACCCGTTATGGTATCTCTTAATTTTTCGGTATAAGTTGTTTCACTATTTACTTTTAAAGAAATTTTTAGTGTAACTGATGATCCTAATAAATCACCTTTATCCGTTGCTTTTTGTATTTGGTTAAAAGTAACTGTAATCTTTACAGCATCTTTTCCAACTGGCAAATCTCTCTGAACACCACCATTAGCTTTAGAACATAAGACAGGGTCAAAATCAGCTAAAGGACTTTGTGATTGCTGTATTCCTGCAATATGAGGTTGATTAGCTGTTCCGAAACGAGGTGTAAACTCTACATCTTTAAAATTAAATTTTTCTTCTTGTGGATTTGTATTACTTGCATTTTCACTTAAAACAGGTGTGTTGTTTAAAAAAACATCTTTTAAAGCTGCATTATTATATGCAGTGGTGTTTCTTGAAAGTCCAGCTTTTGATGGTGTAGCGAAACCTTCAATCTCTCCTTCTGATATAAGATCTTGTAAAGTTGCAAATTGTTTACTATTTAAACTATCTGGTGCTCTAAAAGGCTTTGGAGGTTTGGGTGGTTTAAATAAACCAAAAAAAGCACCTCTAATAATTTTATCTGTCATACTGATACCTGATTAGTGTCAATTCCTGCTGAAATAAGAACCGATCCTGTCATTATTTCACCATAAACTATTGGATGGCTTGTTCCTGCTCGTGATGTGTTTTGCACCCCAGAAAAATTAAAAGATATTCTAGGGTCTTCTTCATCAGTAGGTTCTTCCGATGAGAACAACATATCATTAACACCTTGTAAAACTAATGCAAGACCTAAATTTCCTCCGATGGCAGCCAAACTACCTCCAGTAAA